CCGTATTAGGCTTTGCTACTAGGGGTGGAAATGCTACGCTCATCGGAACATCAGCATCTACGTCAGACTCTGAAAAGATATTCCAAGGAAGCGCAACATCACAACCTGAAGCTACAATTACAGCAACTTGTAATAGAGTTCAGCGAACAGGCGGAGCAGTATCATCCACATCAGGAACTCTTGCCGTTGGTAGAGAGAAGTGGGAAGTTATACCTCCTACATCCACAACTTGGACAATAATAGCAGCATGAGTTTAATACCACTACAATTACAGTCAGGTGTCTATAACAATGGTACTGATTTTGAATCGTCTAATAGATGGAGAGATGCTAGCTTAGTACGTTGGCACGATAATTCACTTCGTCCTGTGGGCGGTTGGACTTCACGTAAAACATCAGCCTTTGCATCAGCTCCTAGAGCAATGATTTCTTGGGTAGATAACTCAAGTGGAAGTAACTTAGTGGGTGCTACATTTGACCACTTGTACTATGTTAATGTTTCCCATACGGTGTCCGACATTACACCTACGGGATTAACATCAGGTACATTAAATGCTTCTTTAAACTTAGGTTATGGTGGTGGTTTCTATGGTGCAACTAACTATGGTCGAGCGCCAACATCTTCAGGTATTTATGAAGAGGCAACTACATGGGCTTTAGACACATGGGGCGAGTATTTGATTGCTTGTTCATCTAAAGACGGTAAGATATACGAGTGGGCGTTAAATACATCAGTATTACCAACAGCATTAACCAACGCACCTGTATCAAACGCTTCAACGCTTGTAACAGAAGAAAGGTTTGTATTTGCACTAGGCGCAGGTGGTAATCCTAGAAAGGTACAATGGTGTGATAGAGAAGATAATACAGCATGGTCTCCTTTAGCTACAAATGAGGCAGGTGACTTTGAATTACAAACTCAGGGTCAGATTATGTGTGGCGTTCGTATGAGAGGTAGAACTCTTATCGTTACCGACCAAGATGCTCACATTGCTACTTATTCAGGTCCACCTTTTGTATATGGTTTTGAAAGAGTTGGTACAGCATGTGGTATTGCATCACGTAAGGCACTTGTTGCAGTAGATGAAGGCGCATATTGGATGGGTCACAGAGGCTTCTTTAGCTTTAACGGTTCAGTAGCTACAGAGATTAAGTGTGATGTATTAGACTATGTGTTTAATCATATTAATGACAGTCAAATAACTAAGGCATACGCAATACATAATTCACAACACGGTGAAGTTTGGTGGTTTTATCCGTCAGGCACATCTACAGAAAATGACAGATATGTGATGCTAGATTACAAAGATGCTAATTGGTCTGTAGGAGTATTAGACAGAACAGCAGGTATTGATAGAGGTATATTCCAAAACCCTATTTATGCTGATGCTAGTGGTAATTTATACAATCATGAGACAGGATACACACACGGAGCAGTTAAACCTTTTGCAGAGTCAGGACCTATTAGTTTAGGCAACGGTGATACAGTAATGAAAGTATCAAGTGTTATTCCTGATGAAGAAACTCAAGGCGAAGTAGACGTCACATTTAAGACACGATTTTATCCTAATGCTAGTGAGACATTACATGGACCTTTCACGTTGACTAATCCTACAGACGTTCGCTTAACAGGCAGACAAGTTAGGCTAAGAGTAGAAGGCACAGGTAATGATAATTGGCGTTCAGGTGTTATGCGCATGGAAGTTAGACCCGGAGGTAAGAGGTGATGCAACCACCTCCTCCATTAGGAGCTGATTGGAAGGTTTGGGGTGAGCGTCTTGTTTCGTTTTTATCAACTAATAAAGACAAGCTAAGATACATCACATCAGGTGAATCAGCATCAGAAGATGGAATACTTATGTGGGATAGAAGCCAAGGCACTTTAGTTGTTTCTAAGAATGGAGCATGGGTAAAGGTTAAACTAGACCCATGAACATTAAAGACGACTTACTAAGATGTAGAGAGTGGATTCAATCAGCCTTAGATAAAGGTGGAGACACTCACGGGTTTGTTGATGTAGTTGACGGTGTAATGAGTGGACACATGCAGTTATGGTCAGGCGCAAAAGGCTGTGCGGTAACTGAAATAGTAGTGTATCCTAACAAGAAAGTTCTACATGTGTTTTTAGCAGGTGGGAAACTTGAACAGATTACAGATATGCACCAAGATGCGGTAAAATGGGCTAAAACCCAAGGGTGCGAAGGAATGACTCTTTCAGGACGTAAGGGTTGGTTAAAAATATTAAATAAAGACGGTTGGAAAGAACAACAGGTCGTAATGGTAAAGGAGTTTTGATATGAGTGGTGGCGGTGGAAAAGGCGGAAGCCAAACACAACAGACGGAAATCCCTAAGTGGATTGAAGAGCCGTCAATAAGAAATTTAGCACGAGCAGAGACTGCGCAAAAGATAGGATATATGCCTTGGCAAGGTCCTGATATTGCAGCTTTCAACCCAACTCAACAGATGGCGATGCAACAAAACATGGATGCAGCTTCTGCTTTTGGACTCGCTCCTCAAGGCTCAAACGCTATGGCAGGAATGCCACAAGCACAAACATTTGCAGGTGGTGTACAAGGTTACAGTTCTATGCCTCTTTATGAGCAAGCATTAGCAGAGACTAAAGCCAAGCAAGGCAATGATGTTAATCAATACAACAAACTGTTCGTTTAGGAGAATATTATGGCAGGTGCAGGAAACGTAAATACAGCAGCAGCTCAAGGTATGCAAGCATCAGGTCTTGGTACAGCTAACGCAATGGGGTATCAACCTCAACAAGTTCAAGCAGGTCAGTTAGCAAACACTAACATGACACCTTACATGAATCCTTATGAAACCAACGTAGTTAAAGCTAATGAAGCTGATATTATGCGAGGTGCTACTCAAGGAATGAATATGTTAGGCGCTCAAGCACAAGCAGGTCAAGCATTCGGTGGCTCACGTCATGGTGTTGCTATGGGTGAATTAGGTAGAGATACAGTATCTCAACTAGCTCAATCATCTGCAAACCTAAGACAGCAAGGTTATCAAAACGCTCAACAAATGGCACAGCAAGATATTGGAAACAATATGCAAGCAAATCTAGCTAATCAACAAGCAGGATTACAAGGCAATCAGCAGTTAATGGGTGGAGCAGGTCAAATGGCTGATATATCTAACCTAGGCTTCGGCATGGGTCAGACTCTTACAGGCAACCTAGCAACACAGGGCGCACAGCAACAAGCTATGCAACAAGCTCTTATTGACGCAGGTAAGCAGAACTTCCAAGGCTACACTAACCAACCGGGTCAGTCTATCGGTTATGTTACTCAGGCTCTTGGTGCTACACCTGTTCCACAAACTCAAACTACATCTAAGCAACCGGGTCTGTTCGATTACTTGACTCTTGGTGCGCAGATGAAGTCTTCAGATAAAAGATTAAAGAAAAACATCACTAAGATGGGTCAGCTTAAATCAGGTCTAAACATCTATAAGTGGGAATGGAGAGAAGGCGCTAAAGAATTAGGCGCCGACATGAACCACACACTTGGTGTTATTGCTCAAGAAGCTAAGGAATTATTCCCTAATGCGGTTGTTAAGATGGATAACGGCTACTACGCTGTTAAATACAATGAGCTAAGCTAATGAGTTACCTACAGCAGATATTAGGTAGCGCTCAAGAACGTGGTGGACTAACGGATGATGAGTTTAACTCTATCTTTCAGCAGTTCATGCCTCAACAACAGCCTCAAGCTAATATGGGGCTTCCTCAACAGCAAATGCCTCAACAAGTTCAAAGACCTCAAGGCATTCAACAAACCCAAATGCCTATGCAATGGGGAACAGGTTTAAACACAACTCAGTTTTCTAAAGGAAAGCCTAACGGTGTACAGAGTGATGATAGTGTTGGACTATTAGATAGAGCTATAACGTCTAATGAGTATGATACTAATTTAATGTCTGACCAAACTGAGATGTTAGCTCAACAAAACAGAGAACTAAACGAAGATGATGATAAGATGAAAATGTTTAGCCGTTTCTTCGGACAATAAATAGGAATATATTATGAACCCATTACTTAGCGGATTACTAGGAAACATGGCAGGAAACTACTTGTCAGATGATAAAGAAGGCACTGTTTGGGATAAGTTAGGTTTTAGTGGTGCTAACGCACAACCACCTGAACAAATGACAGACCCTGGTGTTCAAATAGGTGGACAGCCACATGTAAATATTCCACAACAGACTGTACAACAACAAACGCCTCCACCTGTAGAAGAACAAGGCTTTATGAGTAAGATGGGTGATGGCATAAGTGACTTTTGGAATGATGAAGCTAAGATGGCAAACCTAGCCATCGGTCTTAACTCAATGAGACTTAATCCTGATGCAAACCTTGCTAAAGCAATGCAAACAAAGATAGATGGACTGCAAAAGAAAAAAGGCTTAACAAGTGGAGTTAAGTGGCTTAGACAGTATGCAATGAAACAAACAGACCCTGCAAAAAAACAAAAGTTCCTTGAAATGGCTGTTATGGCAGAGCAAAACCCTACCATGTCAAAAAGTATTGTTGAGAAAGGCATGGAAGCAGCACATGGTATTGGCGCTCCTGACAACAAACCTTATTCGCCTAGATTCGATAGCGAAGGCAAAGAGTACATCCCTGTTTACAATCCTAGTTCAAATACTGTTGATAAGGTTTACACAGGAACACAGGGTATGTCTCCTAAGCAGAAGATTACATTTGAGACTGATGAAAAGAGAAGATTTAAAGATGAAGAGCGCAGAGATACTGAGTCTGCCAATTTGTTCCAAAAGGCAGAGGGAATATCATCTCGACTTAGAAACTACCAAGGCATTCTAACCTCATTGGATGAGGGCGCAGTTACAGGTTGGGTTGCTAATCAACTTCCTACACTTAATGCGAATACTGCAAACCTAGAGTCTTTTGCGAGACAGTTAGGTCTTGATGTAATTGGCTCTGTTACGTTTGGTGCGTTAAGTGAAGCAGAAATGAAGTTAGCAATGGCAACACCTATTGATGTTAATTTACCTCCTATTCAGTTAAAGGCGCAAGTATTAAAGAAACTTGAGTTACAAGAAAAGATAAGAAACGAGTTATACATCAAAGCACAAGAGATGTCACGTTCATCAGGCTATAGTTCTTGGGTTCAAGACGAGTCTAAGCGACAAATAGAACATTCTAAGCATAGTTACTTTAATATGCCTGATGAGATGCAACAAGCATTGGACTCAAAAGGAATTGATTACAGCAAATGGCAAAATTTCAATTTGATGAAGCGTAAAGAAATGCTTAATCAATATAACAAGTAGGGAATTATGGGATTAGACGCATTAAATAGTTTTATCGATGACAATCAATTAGGTACACAACCAACACCACCACCACCTTCTTTCGGTGATGAGGCAATTGATTTTGGTAGAACTCTTGTAGGACAAGGCGCATTACTAGGCTTTGGCGATGAGTTGGAAGCAAAGATGGAGAGTTGGTTTAGTGATACCCCTTATGAAGAAATTGTTACAAGAATTAGAACAGAATTAAAAGGCTTTGAAGAAAGAAACCCTGGCACTGCAATTACGTCTGAAATACTAGGCTCTATTGCACCAACTGCTTTGATGTTAATGTCAGGTATAGGTACAGGCGGAGCAGTAGCAAACACAGCTAGAGTAGGCTCTAAGATGATGTCTATGGGGCAGAAATTTAAATCAGCAGCTCCTATTGCTATGGCAGAAAGTGGAACGTATGCGGTTGGAAAAGGCGAGCAAGGTATATCAGAAGATATTAAAGAGTTTCCTGAAGGCGCAGCATGGGGTCTTGGTGGAACAGCAGTGGTAACCCCTCTGATACACGGTGGACAAGTAGGTTTTGATAAAATAGCTAATGCTGTTAGAAGTAAGTTTGGTGACAGAGCGTCAGGTGTTGTTATTAAGCAATTAGACGACTTAGTTAAAGAAACAGGCAAGTCGGTAGGTGAGATTATTACAGATATTCAAACAGGTAGATTGTTTGCTGAAAACAAAACTTTAGCGCACGCTATTAGCTCTATATTTGGAGAAGGTGGAGAGGTTAAAAAATTCTTAACAAACCAAACAACTCAAAGAGCGGAAAATACTAGGGGTGATTTAAGAGATGTTATGTCTCGTTCTGCTCTTGGTATTGAGGGAGATGACGCTGTTGATAGTGCTTATGCTACATTTAGGCAAGGTCAAGAAGGTGTACAAGAAGGAACATCAAAAGCATATCAAAAAGCGTGGAAAGAAGCTGATGAACTTCCACCTGAAATAATAGATTCCTTGTATGACGATATTTTAAGCATACCTGATGCAAAAACAGTTTTAAACACTATAAATACAGCAGAAAAGAACATAGTTCCTTTTTATAAGTTTGATGATACGGGTAGGTTAGTATTTGTTAAAAAACCAACATTAAACGATGCTGAAGAAATATACAAAACTTTACGAGATACAAGAACAGGTGTCCAAAAAGCGGACAACGCATTGAAAAAATCTGCACTAGAATTGAAAGCAAAATTAAATAAGATTTCTCCACAATTGCAAGAAGCTAGGGTTGGGTTTAGAATATTAAAGACTAATGAAGATGCGTTTAAGGCAGGCTCAAGTGGTTTAACAAAGGCTGATGAAACTATCTATCATTTTAATAAAATATTAGACGAGACTTCTAGCCCAAATAGTGAAATCGCACAAATTGCCCAAGAAAAACTTAAAGCATTTAGAGCAGGTATTATGAACGGTCTAAGTAACAAGTTAAGAGGTGCAGGTGGCTCAAGTCAAGTGGCAGGCGATGCAGATATGAAAATTCCTTTAATTATTAGAACTGTATTCCCCGACCAAGACATAAATACAATCATCCAAAAAGCAGACCTTGCTGAGACCGCTCAAACCATGAAGAACAAGATTACAGCAGGTGGCACAGGTGGTGGTGCAGATACTTTTGGTAGAATAGCCTCCCAAGCTAGAAAAGAGGGTAAAGGTATCGCACAAGGTGATTCACCAACTAGGCTTGCAATCACTAAAATAATTGATTTTGCTATTGATAAAATAGCCCCTAAGATGGATGATAAAGGTAGAATGGAAGTTGCAAAGGTTCTATACTCTAAAAACCCTGACGCTGTAAAGAGAGCTTTAACAGGTGAAAGTGAAAAAGGAGTTGAAATTCAACAATTAATAAATGATATTATTACATCTATGGGGTATGTAACTCCTGGAGCTGTAGCAACACAGCCACAAGAAGGAATACTAGACCAATTTGGCATAGCAAAATAGGATAGAACATGGCAGAATTGAAACAAATGAGCGAAGACGACATCCAAGGCATTGTAAGTGATGCTGTTAGTGAAGCTGTTGACTTTGTAGAGAGTGAAATTACAGAAGACCGTATTAAAGCACAGCGTTATTTTGATGGTCAAGTTGACATTGGTGAAGAGGAAGGACGCTCTAAGATTGTAGCAACTAAAGTAAGAGATACGGTAAGAGCAATCAAGCCTAGTCTTATGAGAGTGTTTCTATCATCTGACAATCCTGTTGAGTATGTTCCAAGTTCTCAAGAAGAAGTGTCTATGGCTGACCAAGCTACCAAATATGCTCATTACCGCTTCCAAGAGTTGAATGGCTACACTTTGCTTAACGATGCTATTCATGACGCTCTAGTAAAGAAGACGGGCATTTTAAAAGCATATTGGGAAGACTCAGCAGAGTCTAAGATTCATACATACTCAAACCTAACTGAAGAAGAAATGTCAGTCATTGTTAATGATGATGATGTGACAGTTATTGAGCAATCAACTGAAATGACAATGTCTATGGATGACTTCGGCATGGAAGCTGAAAGACCTGAGTACACATTAAAGATTAGCCACAAGAAAGAATCAGGCAAGATGATGATTGAGTCAGTTCCACCTGAAGAGTTCTTTGTAGATAGAAACGCTAGAAGTATTACAGATGCTTTTGTAGTTGCTCACAAGACAGAAATGCGTGTTGGCGACTTAGTGTCTATGGGTTATGAGTTTGACGTTGTATCTGAATTATCAGGTAACTCTGTTGATGACACATTCTCTGATGCTGAAAAGTTTGAGCGTAGTGGTTACTCAGAAGACGATGAAGAGCAAGTAAAAGACCCTTCAATGAAATTAGTAGAAGTTACAGAAGCATATATGAAGATGGATGTTTATGGCACAGGCGAAGCTACCATGCACAGATTCATCTTAGGTGGTGGTAATCAAGAGTTATTAGACTTTGAACCATGGGGCGATGTTCCTTTTGCTGTATTCGAGATTGACCCTGAGCCTCATACATTCTATGGACGCTCTATTGCTGACCTAATCATGAACGACCAAGATTCATCTACTGCTATGTTACGTGGCATGATGGATAACGTGGCACTTGTAAACAACCCATCTATTGATGTTGTTGAAGGTCAAGCGAACATGGACGACATTATGAATAACGAGATTGGCTCGATTAGACGTGTGAAAGTTCAAGGCGCTATTCAAGCAAACGCTATTCCTTTTGTTGCAGGTCAAACACTTGTAGCAATGCAATATTTAGATGACGAGATTCAAGTTAAGACAGGTGTTTCTAAGGCTTCTATGGGATTAGACCCAAGTGCTTTACAAAACACTACAGCAACAGCAGCACAACTTACAGCACAACAAGGCGCAGGTCAGGTTGAAGTAATTGCTCGAAATATCGCTGAGGGAGGCATGAAGCGTTTATTTAAGTTAATGCTTAACCTTCTTGTAGAAAACTCTTGTGAAGAGACTATGATGCGTCTGAACGGACAATATGTACCGATTGACCCTCGTTCATGGAACTCATCTATGGATGTAACTGTAAACGTAGGTTTAGGCACAGGTAAAGAAGACACTAAGGCAATGGCACTTAATCAGACATTCCAAACTCAGATGCAGATTTGGCAAGCATACGGTCCTGGTAACGGTCTTGTGACTATGACAGGCATGCGTAATACTTTAGCAGATATGTTAGTTTTATCAGGTGTTAGAAACACGGATAGATACTACAGTCCTATGAGTCCTGAGACTGAACAGCAATTAATCATGCAACAGCAACAAGCACAAGCTAATCAACCACCTGCTCAGTCACCTGAAGCACAAGCGATAGTAGAGGCAGAGACTATTAAGGCACAGGCTAAATCTCAGACTGATATGATGAAGTTAGAGATTGAAGCACAGAAGGCTATTTCAGAAGATGACCGTAAACGCGACCAAATGGACCAAGACTTACTTGTAGATGCCGCTAAGATTTTAGGCGACCATGGTACAAGAGTTGACATTGAAAGAATTAAGCAGATGCAAGACGAACCTAGATACCCACAGCAACAACCTACTCAAGCAGTAACGGGTGGTAGATTCTAATGAATCTAGGTGAAAAATCTGCTAGAATAAAGACATTGATGAATGATGACACCTTTAAGGACATTATTTCAGAAGTCATGGAGAAGCAAGTATTGGTCTTTATGAATGCTCATTCCAATGCGGAAGAGCGTGATGAAGCGCATGACATTGTTCGTGCGATTGACAGCATCACTAGCTATATGGAAAGCGTCATTGACGACCATAAGATTAGTGAGCGTAAACGTAAATAGGAGGTATCAGCACCGTGGAAACGACTGAAACTACAAACGATGGTAGCATTGAGTCTGCCATTGAGAGCATTATTGCTCCAACAGAAGAAGTAATAGAAACAACTGAAGAAGAAACTCAGATAACAGAAGAGGCTACTGATGTAGAGGAAACTGCTGAGTCTGAAGAAGAGGAAATTACAGACACTGAACAGGAAGAAGACGATGACACTGAAACTGATGAGGAATCTGATGAAGACGTGGCAGAGTTGGACGAAGTTGACCAAGTAGAGGATGCCGTTCAAGCAAAGCCTTCTAACATTACTGTCAAGGTTGATGGAAATGACGTAGAAGTAACTTTGGATGAACTAAAGCAAGGCTATAGCGGACAGAAATACGTCCAAAAAGGTATGCAAGAAGCAGCCCAACAGCGCAAAGAAGCTGAAGGAGTGTATCAAGCATTACTGAACGAACGTCAGCAGATAAATCAACTTTATCAGCAACTTCAACAGGGAGGCGTAGCACAAGCACCTACTCCACCATCGAGAGAACTTTTCGAAAGTGACCCTATCGGTTACATGGAACAGAAGTTAAACTACGATGAGAGTAAGGTGGCTTATGAGGGTCAGATGGCACAACTTCAGCAAGTGAGCAATCAAAGTTCACAAGCAGAGAAGGTTGCCAAACAGACTTATATAAAGCAAGAGATGCAAACCTTACAACAGAAGATTCCCGAATTTGCAGACTCTAATAAAGCGAGCAAAATTAAGGAGAGATTAGTACAAGTAGGACGTGAGCATTATGGTTACTCAGCCGAGGAAATCGGACAAGTGATGGACCATAGAGCAATTCAAGTCTTAAATGATGCTATGAAATACCGTGATATTATGTCAGGTAAAGCTAAGGCAGTCGCTAAGACTAAGAAAGCTAGACCGACTATTAAAGCGGGCGCGAAGAGAGTTAATGATTCTGCAACGAAGGTTCGTAACCGCCAAAAGGCAAAACTTAGTAAAACAGGTGACATCAATGATGCGCTTGGTTTAATTTTAAATACCTAATAAAAGGAGTAATAACATGGCACAACCATCAAACACATTTGATAGCTATGACGCAAACGGAATCCGCGAGGACTTAGAGAACGTAATTTATAACATCTCACCTGAAGAGACCCCGTTCTATTCATCACTTAAAAAAGTAAAGGCTTCAAACACTTTACATGAATGGCAGACTGACACATTACGTGCTTCTGCTGACAACAAGCACATTGAAGGTGACGACACTACTGCTAATGCAATGACAGGCACAGAACGTCTTGGTAACTACACGCAAATCTTTAAGAATGCTGTAACAGTTCCTGATACTGATGAAGGTCTTGATAAAGCAGGTCGTTCTGCTGAAATGGCTTACCAAACTCTAAAGATTGCTAAAGAGCAAAAACTAGATATTGAGAAGGCATTATTTGCTAATAACGCTCGTGTTGCAGGTTCAGCTACTGTTGCTCGTGAGTTAGCAGGCGCTCCATCTTGGATGACATCTAACATCACTAACGCAGGAACAAGTTCAGCTAACCCAACAGGCGATGGTACTGATGCTCGTACAAACGGTACTCAGACAGCATTCACTCAAGCAGACTTCGATTCAGCGATGCAGTCTATTTGGAATAATGGTGGTCGTCCTGATTCAGTTTACCTTTCGTCTTACCAAATGAATATTGCATTAGGTTTCACAGGTAACAACAACCAACGCTCATCTGTACAAGCAGGTGACAAGAAAGTTGTTAAGTCACTAGACGTTTACGTTACTCCTTGGGGTACTGTAGAGTTTACACCTACTCGTGAAAACGCAGGTCGTGACGTATTTATCATTCAAAATGATATGTGGTCATGTGCGTCTTTACGTCCTACTAAGAACACTGCTCTTGCTAAGACAGGTGATTCAACTAAACGTCAAGTATTGACTGAGTTGACTCTTATCTGTAAGAACGAAGCAGCGTCAGGTATGGTTGTAGATTGTTCAACTAGCTAGATGATGTAATAAAAGGGGTGGTCAATGTGAACAGCCACCCTTTTTTTGGAGATAAAAATGCAAGTAGAAATACTAACAAATAACATTTTCCTTAACGGAAAAACTAATTATCAAGGCGAAATCGTTACCGCATCAAAGACAGAGGTCGATATTGTTAAGAAAATAGATAAAGAAGCAGGTCGTGACTTTAGACTTAAAGTTATTGCTGAAAAGAAAGTAACAAAGAAAGCAACAAAGGTTAAGAAAT